ATGATCGACAAGATCCAGATGCAGATGAACAAGCCGCCGCCGCCGGATCCGAAGATGATGGCGATCCAGGCCAAAGCGCAGGGCGACGCCCAGGAACGGCAACAGGATGCCATGCTGGAGCAGCAAAAGGCCCAGCGCGAGAACGCCCAGGCCCAGCAGGACGCGGTGCTGAAGCAGCAGGCCGCCGATCGCGATTTCGCCAACCAGGTGCGTCAGCAGCAATTCGACGAGCAGGCGCGGCAGCGCGAGGCGCAGCACGATGCCATGCTGCAGCGGATGGCGGCGCAGAACGAAGCAATGATCGAACGCATGAAGGCCTCTGCCGAAATCGCCATCGCCCACATCCAGGCGCAGGCGAAGATGCAGATCGCCGCCGATGCCCATGAGCAACAGATGGCGCAGGCCGAAGAGACGGCCGCGACCGGCATCGAATGAATATCGAGGGTCCAGTTTATGCCGACCGTGTCAACGGCCGGTTGACCTATCTCGATTGGGAGCGCTGGACCCCAGAAGATCAGGCGCGCTGGCCGCGCCCCATCAGTTCGGACGAGCCGCCGACACAGGCTCAACGCTTAGCCCAGCGACAACAGGGCAACGCACGCCTGAAGCGATAGATGGCAGCGCACCGCAGCGACACGCGGAACATGAGGATGACCCATGGCTGAACGAGACGACGTCACAGAACTGTCTGAAGACTCATTGTTCGACAACGCGATTGATCCGCCAGCAGCAGAACCGGCGCCCAGCGCGGCACCGGAGCCGGCAGAGAAACCGCAAGTCGAGCAAGCCAAGCCGGACACCGAGGCAACGGCAGCGCCCGTGGCTGACAAGCCAAAGGTCGATGACGATGCTCACATGGTGCCGTCATGGCGGCTCAAGGAGATCACGGAGGAGCGGCGCGCGGCGCAGGCCGAGCGCGATGCCTTCAAGCAGCAACGCGATCAACTGGCGTTTGAACAGCAGGAGTTCCGGCGGCGCTTGGCGCAACTGGAAAAGCCTCCTGAGCAGCCGCAAGAGCCCGATCCGTTGCTCAATCCCCGCGAGTATCGCGAGTTCATGGAGCGGCGCTTCGAGGAGCGTCTGGTCAATGAACGCCGCGAGATGAGTTTGCAGAGTGCGAAGCGGACCTACAAGGAAGAGTTCGACCAGGCTTACGAGGCTGCACAAAAATTTGTCGATCCCGCATTGCGGGCTCGCATGCAGCACTCGTCGGACCCTGGCGAAACTCTGATCGGCTGGTTCCGCGAGCTCAAGATCCGCGCCGAGGTCGGCAACGATCCTGCCGCTTATCGCAAGAAGGTCGGTGACGAAATGCTCAAGGATCCCGAGTTTCGCAAGCGGGCGATGGAAGCCTGGCGAACCGAAGCGCAGGGCAATCAGTCTGGTGAACGCCCCATGTTGGCTCCCTCGCTGAACGGCATCAGCCGTTCGGCCGCTGCACTGCGCGCGTCGCAAGCGGACTTGTCCGACGACGCGCTCTGGGACTCAACCCTGACCTGATCGCGCTACCACGTCTCCGATGATCACCCGCCGTTCGGCGGGTTTTTTATTGGCCGTGAGCGCTGTCCAGGTCTTTCACATGAAAGGCGCGGCACATGGCCCTCACGGCAAATCATGTCAACAATGAAGTCATCAAGTTCCGCAAGGATGCGGCGTTTGATTTCCTCCGAGCATCGCGGTTCGACCCCTATATGGGCGCGGATAGCACTTATCCGATCGTCCGACTGAAGGATCTCGCGGCCGACGGCAAAGAGATCAACATCCCGCTCGTCACCCAACTCACGGGCGCGGGTGTCGGTGCCGGCACCTTGCGCGGCAACGAAGAGCAAATCGACAGCTACGGCTTTCCGATCTGGGCCGATTGGGCCCGCAACGCGGTGGCCAACAATCGTGCCGTCAACAAGGAGAGTTCATTCTCCATCAGGTCGACGGCCCGCAGTTTGCTGTCGGGCTGGTCGCGGCGAATTGTCCGTGACGACCTGATCGATGCGCTGTTGTCGATCCCGACCTCGACCATCCAGTCCAACCGGCTCATCGCGCCGGGCAATCGCGTCAATGGACTGCGCTGGTCGGCAGCGCAGGCGTCGGACAAGAACAGTTGGCTGACATCGAACTATGACCGGGTGTTGTTCGGCGCCGTGCTGAGCAACCATTACACGGTGGCAACCGGTGCGGTGGCGACGTTTGCCACGGCGGCGGGCAACTGCGACACCACTGCCGACAAGATGACGGCGGCAATCGGCAGCTATCTCAAGCAGATCTGCCAGCAGACCGGCGTCTCGGCATCCAACCCGGGTGTCTACAACGGCCGGCCGAAGATCAACCCGTTCCAGATCAAAGGCACCGATCAGGAATGGTTTGTCTGCTTCTTAGGCTCGCGCGCGATGCGGGATTTGAAAAATGATCCCGTGATGTACCAGGCCAACCGCGATGCGCGCGCGCGTGAAGCCGCCCCGACCAGCAACAACCCGATCTTCACCGGCGGCGGGTTGATTTACGACGGCGTCAAATATCTGGAGATGCCGGAAATCACCCAACGCCTATTGCTGGTCGGCGCCGGTTCATCGACCGATGTCGAGCCGTTCTTCATGATGGGCCAGGGTGCCATGGCCTACGCGATCGGCCAGATGCCACGCCCCACTCAGCTTGAGGATGGTGATTATGACTTCATCACCGGCATGGGGGTGGAGGCACAATTCGGTGTTGCGAAGATCGCCAAGGCTCCGCTCAGTGTTGTCGGTGCAACCAATGGCTCACTTGTGGACTGGGGCATGGCGACAGGCTTTGTCGCAGCGCCGGCGTCAGCTTGATTGATCACCGGGGGCCTCACGGCCCCCGGTTTTTTGTTTGAAACTGCATAAGGCCATATCAGGAGAAATCGTATGGCAGCTACCACTCGTAAGGATTGGATCCAGCCACAAAGCGGTGGCCAGGGTTTCGCTCGCACCAACAAGACATTCGGCCGCGTCGTGACAGTCACGGCGGCCGACAACACGACCAACGTCGTCCTCGGTGCCTTCACCGTACCGGCCGGCTTTGTCGTTATGAGCGTGCTGGCGGTGTCAACTGTTCTCGGCGCCAGCATGACATACAATGTCGGAGATGCGGCCTCAGGCGCGCGCATTCTCAGTGCTGCCGCCGGATCCGCAGTGACGCCGGTCACGGCGATTGTCTCGACTAGTCTGCTGTACAAGTACACGGCAGAAACCGAGATACAAATCACGATAAATCTGCAGGGCACAGGACAGCCTGCCGGCACCATCGCTCTCTATCTCACCGGCTTCATCGACAACTAGTTCGGCTCGCTGGTCCCTCAACTCAGCGACCGAACAGCCGCCGGTTTTGTCCCGCAACCATCGACGCACGGGCAGCCGGCGGCTTGTTTGTCAAACAGGAGAAACACAATGGCTAAAATCTCAGTGACCTATCACGCGCCTCTGGGCGATAATAAAACCACCGAAATGTTCGGCCACACATTCCACGACGGCAAGGCCGAGCACATTGACGATGACACCCCGGCTCAAAAGGCGATCGTCGCCAAGCTCAGGGTGAACAGGTTCTTCGAGGTGTCGGGGGAAGGCGGCACCGCCTACGTCAAGCCGACTGCCGCCGAGGCCAAAGCCAAGGCCGAGGCTGACGCCAAAGAGGCCAAAGAGGCCAAAGAAGAAGCCAAAGAAGCCAAGGAATAAACGGGTTGGTGCCTACACCTCTGGGGTAGGTGCGAACCGGCGGCTCGCTTGTGCGTTTTCGCCCGCAAGCGGGCCGTTCGTTTTCAAAGGAGGCTGTAATGCCAGTGATGGTGTCGGTGACGTATCGGGCGCCAAAGGGCGACAACAAAGTTTGTGAATTGTTCGGTCGCAAGTTCTTCGACGGCCAGGCCGTCGAGATCGAGGACAACGAGGAGAACCAGCACGCCATCGCCAAGTTGGCGCGCAACAGGTTTTTCGAGGTGGCAAAATCGGCAGCGGCCAAGGTCAAACACAAACTGCAAGACAGAGTGCAAGCCCGGCTGCAGGCCGACCCCGAGCCCGAGCCAGAGCCAGAGCCAGAGCCAGAGCCGGAACCCGAGCCTGAGCCTGAGCCGGAACCTGAGCCTGAGCCGAAGCACAAGATACACAAGCCAGCCAGGCGCGCTCATAAATGAAAACCCGCGCCGAGATCATCTTCAAGGTGCTGGCGATCCTGACCGGCGGTGATGTCGGCACCAATCCGTCGAACGAGGACGCCGCGGCGATCGATGGCTACATCGACGCCATGGTGGCTGAGTTGATGGCGGACGAGATCTACATCTCGGACCCCGACAGCATGGGCGAGGATATCTTCATCAATTTTTGCAAGCTCGTGGCCGACAGCGCGGCCGAGGAGTTCGGCGCCAGGTCGGACCCCAAGGCCTCGCAGTACTGGCGCAATCGCATTCGCGCCATCACGAGGCCGCGGCCGGGCTACGGGCCGCAGGAAATTGAGTTCTATTAAGTGGGGTGGCGAGATTTCGACAAGGATTTTCTGATCAAGGCACTGGTCGTGCTGATCCTGCTGATCCTGTTCGTGCTGCTCCCGTTCTATGTTCTAGGAGGCTGACATGGTGGCAATAGCAATTTCAGTGCTCTGGTTCCTCATAGGATTGATCGTCTTGTGCGGCATCATCTATCTCGCGATCTGGGTGATCGAGAGCTTCGTTACTGCAATTCCGGAGCAAGTCAAAAAAGGCGTTTGGGTCATTGTGCTTCTGCTGGCGCTGATCGCGCTGCTCACGGTGCTGGTCGGAGGCGGTGGTCCCTTTCACTTCCCCTCGGTCCGATGAAAGTTCTGTACCACCGTTGTCACCGTATCCGCCTCGACCTCCGGACATCTGTAGGCCCTGCTGATGCCTGAACTCTGGGACCAACTGGTACAGCAACCGGTTGCCGAGCCGCCATCGCTGTGGCCGGGTGGCGATCGGGCGCCGCTGCGGATCACGGTCGGCGGGCCGACCATGAAGGATGGTGCGCAGGCGTCACCGGGCTCGAGCCTCGATCCGTTCAATCCGCCGCAAGTGCAGTATGTCGGAACGCCGTTGGCGAACACGCTGTGGAGTGTACTGAAGGAAATGGGCGTCAAGGGTCAGCGCTTGCTGTCTGGCTTGCAGCAATACAGTGGCGAGCAATTCCCGGCCAGCACCGGAACGCAGACCATGTCGACCGACACCGAGCCGGTCAAGCAAGCGGTCGAGAACATGGACCCGATGCTTGCCAATTTGTGGGGTGTTGGCAGCGCCAGCGTGCCGCGCGGGGCGGTTGGCGCTATCGGTAGTTCGCCGTTCTACAGCGCCGCGCAGCGCGCTGTGGAGAACGCCAAGCTTGGCAAGGGCACACCGGAGCAATGGCTTGGCTACTTACGAAACCAGCCCGGCGTCAAGGGCGAGGAAGTGGACCGGATGTTTGGCAACTTGCCGCAGGAAGGCATACTGACCAAGGAGCAGATGCAGGCGCATGCGGCTGAGAATGCGATGACGTTGGGGGAGACCTCATTTGGTCAGAACGCAAAGACGATGGACGCAATTGCCAAAGACCTTGGTTATGGCGGTTGGCATTCTTCTTTAACCGAAGCACAGAAGGCAGAGGTGAATGCGGCTTACGACGCACAAGGTATGCAAGCCGGAACTAGATACTCCCAATGGCAACTCCCCGGCGGCGAGAACTATCGCGAGAAGCTGCTGACGTTGCCGAGCGAGATGCCTGAAACAGCGAAAGCTACAATAAACAATTACAATGTTCTGAACCGGCGGATGGCCGATCAGATGGCGGAATGGAAGGGGCTGGCTGAAGCCAGACCTCCTGGTGACC